CGCTGAAATATGCAGAGGCTAATCCAAGATCAACGATGTTAAAAACAGAGTATGAGGAGCAGTTCAAGCTCGCGTCTGATTCTGACAGGGACAAGGCTTCGCTCTTTGTATCTCCGGGAGGCTACACCAATTGAGCAGAACAAAAGGCAAGTACGCTTTTGGTTTTTGCGACAGAACAGGCTTTCGTTACAAGTTAACTGATCTGGTTCCGCAAATACTCAACCAGAGACCGACTGGTTTGCTGGTTGGTAGAGACGTTGTTGACCAAGATCAGCCCCAGTTGCAGCTTGGTAAACTGCATCTGACGGACAACCAGTCCTTGAGAAACCCAAGGCCAGACAGATCGCTTGTTGAAAGCAGGTCGTTTTTTGCGTTTAATCCAGTGGGCGGTGGCGTGACAGAGCTTGGAAGCAGAACGGTGGGTCTTGATATCACTGGTGAAGTTGGAAGGGTTACAATAACAATCAGCTAAGGTATTGATTATGGCAAAGCTAGAAGTGTTTCAAAACGGTAATTTTGCTTCAGGAGAGCCTGTCTATCAGATTGGCACTAAATACCCAAACGGTGAAATCGGTGAATACGGTGAGTACGACATTGTCGTTTTTGCCCCGATGACCAAATCAGAAGCGGATGCAAAACTTGCTGAAATGCAACCAGTCAAAAAGGCGGCTGCAAAAGCAAAGCCAAAGAAAAAACCAGCAAAAAAAGCTGCCGTAAAGAGTAAGTGATATGGCGTGGACATTCACCACATTAAAAGCTTCTATTCAGGATTATCTGGAAACGACTGAAGAAACATTCGTTGCAGAGCTTCCTTTGATTATCGTCCGTGCTGAGGAAAGGATACTGAAGTCAGTTCAGCTTCCTAACTTCAGAAGAAATGTCACAGGTTCGATAACGGCTAATCAGGAGTATCTCAATACGCCAGATGACTTTCTTGCAAGTTATTCTTTAGCACTTGATAACAGTGGTTACGAGTATCTTTTAAACAAAGACGTTAACTTTATCAGACAGGCGTATCCAGTGAGTACGACAACGGGTGTGCCAAAGTATTATGCGTTATTTGATGACACTACGTTTATACTTGGCCCAACGCCTAACGCAGATTTTACAACCGAGTTACATTATTTTTATAAACCCCTGTCGATAACAGTGACATCAGATGGAACGAGTTGGTTAGGAACAAATGCGGCAAATGCTCTTCTTTATGGGTGTCTTGTTGAGGGTTATATATTTCTCAAAGGCGACCCTGATTTGATGCAGTTGTATCAGGCTAAGTATGATGAATCGTTAGAAAGATTGGAGTCTCTGGGTGAGGGTTACAACACAACAGACAGTTATAGGTCAGGCACTGTCAGGAAGTCACGATCCTGATGTTTGAAGTTAGCATGAACTTGCCTGATACACCTATCGTTGATGTTTCGACAACCAAACACAAAGGTCATGATGTGGAGTTCTGGGCAGAAAAAGCGACCAACAGGATTGTTTCTGTTGGCAGCAATTCGCATCCTGCAATTCAGGAACAGGCGCAGGCTTTTAAAGATCAGGTTTATACAGCGGTGTTGTTTTATATGGTGGAAGCAATAAAAAGCGATAGAACCACGTTAACAGCAATACTGGAAAAGAATCAACAGAAAGAAATGGCAGACATAATCAGGAGATTGTAATGGCTATATCTCAGGCTATGTGTACTAGCTTTAAGAAAGAGTTGCTTGAAGCAAAACACAATTTTTTGGCAAGTGGCGGCAACAGCTTTAAATTGGCTTTGTACACAAGTTCTGCAAGTCTGGGGGCGGGTACGACAGCCTATACGACTTCCAATGAGGCAAGCGGAACCAACTATACTGCCGCTGGTGCAGCTTTAACAAACATCAACCCAGACTCTAGTGGTACGACAGGCTTTACCGATTTTGCGAACCTGACGTTCTCTACGGTAACGATTACAGCTAGGGGCGCACTAATCTATAATGACACCAATTCAGATCGAGCGGTGTGTGTGTTGGATTTTGGTGGAGACAAGACTGCAACGGCAGGTGACTTTACGATTACCTTTCCTACCGCAGACGCGAGTAACGCAATTATCAGGATTGCCTGATGTCTTCGATTACGGGATGGGGCCGCGCTGGTTGGGGAACAGATGGCTGGGGAACGCCTGATGATATAAATGTCACTGGTGTTGCAGGTACAAGTGGTTTAGGTAGCGTTACAGTAAGCGGGGCTGCAAATGTAACTTTAACAGGTGTTTCAGCGACTGGTGCAATTGGCACTGAAGTTGTAGGCATATCAGTAACAATTAGCCTTACAGGCGTATCAGCCAGCGGGTCAATCAGACCCGTTAATGTCTGGGGGCCAATCGATACATCGCAAACGCCAGCGTGGCAAGATATAGTAACACCAACAGGCATAGCCGCATGAGGTTTATAACATGGCAACTTATGTAAATGATTTAAGATTAAAAGAGATCGCCACAGGAGATTCTTCAGGTACGTGGGGGTCAGAAACAAACACTAATCTAGAGCTAATTGCAGAAGCATTAAGTTTTGGTACACAGGATTGTTTCTCTAGTGACGCTAATGCAACGACAACTGTTGCTGATGGATCAACAGATCCAGCCCGTTCGATTTATTTTAAAGTAACATCATCTGCTACGCTTTCAACGACGAGAGAGCTAACTATCGGGCCAAATACAATATCGCGGCTGATGTTTATTGAGAACGCAACAACAGGTTCTCAGATCATCACAATTAAGCAAGGCTCTGGTGCAACGGTAAATATTGGTAACGGAGCAGTCAAGGCAGTTTACTTGGATGGTGCGGGATCAGGTGCAGCGGTAGCTGATGCGCTTGTTGATCTGGACTTAACAGGAACAACCACCGCAGCAACCTTGACCGCTTCTGGGGTAATCACGGGAGCAACGCTAGAGGCTACGGGTGACACATCCGCAGGGGACAATGCAGCGATAGGATTTACCTCGGCTGAAGGTCTAATTCTTACAGGGCAAGGTTCTACAAACGATGTAACAATTAAAAATGATGCAGATGCAGACGTACTAACAATCGCAACAGGAGGGACTAGCGTTGATATAGTAGGCGATGTTACAGCTTCTACTGTGAATGCAGATGGCGATACTGCTGCTGGTGACAATGCAGCGATGGGCTACACTGCCGCTGAAGGATTAATTCTCACAGGACAGGGGTCAACTAATGACGTAACAATTAAAAATGATGCAGATGCAGATGTATTAACCATTGCAACAGGCGGTACAAATGTAGACGTAGTTGGCGATCTTACCGCAGCGTGTTTTATACCTGATGGGGATACGTCCTCTGGTGATGCCGCAGCAATAGGTTACACTGCCGCTGAAGGTTTAATTCTTACAGGACAAGGCTCGACCAACGATGTAACAATCAAGAACGATGCAGATGCTGATGTATTAACTATTGCAACAGGTGGTACTAGCGTTGATATTGTTGGAGACTTGACGGCTGGAACATTAAATGCTGATGGTGATACTAGTGCTGGTGATAATGCTGCAATGGGATATACCGCTGCGGAAGGTTTAATCCTCACTGGACAAGGCTCAACAAATGACGTGACGATTAAGAATGACGCTGATGCTGATGTTATTGAGATTCCAACTGGAACAACTAATGTCGCAATAGCTGGTACGCTTGATGTGGGGGGAGCAAAAGCAAAAGTTGCAGGGAAAGAAACAATCTATGTTCCAGCGGCAGCGATGTATCCAAATTCTACAAACGGATGTGCTGATTTAACACAGGTTGAATTGTCAAATGGCCCAGAACTCAAATGTTTGGATTTTGACGCATCCTCCGATGAAAACGCTCAGTTTACTGTATGTTTCCCCAAATCGTGGAACGAAGGCACGGTAACCTTTCAAGCGTTTTGGACAGTGACAGGCACGAATACAGGTACAGTTGCGTGGGGCTTATCTGGCGGTTGTATGGCTGACGATGCTTCAATCAATACAGCCTTCGGAACAAATGTGGTTGCAACGGCAAAAGCCTTTAGCGGCACATCAAATGATATGACTGTTTCGGCAGAATCAGGTGCTGTCACCATTGCGAATGCGGCAGTAGACACAATGGCTTATTTTCAGATTATGAGAGATGTCAGTGCTGACGATCAATCAGGCGATGCAAGACTTTTGGGTATCAAGTTATTCTTTACTACAGATGCGGCAAACGATGCATAGGGTTAAATAATGTCAAGTTTTGGCTACAACGTATTAGGTTTTCT